ATAAATTCATACGATTTATTATTATTAGCAAATAAAGAATATAGTAAACATATAGACCAAAACAGTGAGTTATTTATTAACATAACTAGTGACGCTATTTATTATAAAAAACAAATTAAAAATAAAATTAATAAATTATTAGATTCTTATATTGATTCAAGTGTAAATATTAATAAACTAAATAATAATACTACAAAATATAAAAATCATTTTCATTATTTTTTAATTAGTTTAATTGATTATTTAAAATATGAAGAAATGAAGAAACTTATTTTTAATGATTTAAGTGGTGTAACAAATCATAATATTAATATTAATACAAACGACTTATCTAATAATAATATTATTAATTTAGATAAAACATTTATTAATTATAAAAATAAAAAAGATAAAATAAATAATTTAAATAATTTTGTAAATAAAAAAAAGAAAGATAATAAAAATATTATTTTACCTAGAAAAAGATTATAATATTTCTATACATATATATGAAATATAATACAAGAAAGTTATTTAGAAAAAAAAAATTTAAAACATTAAAATGTTCACCAAATCAAGATAATAATGTTATTAGCAATTTAAAAGGATTTTCATGTTATGGTAAAAAAGATATATTAAATATGAAAAATATATGGAATACTAATAATAGCAATAATAAAATTATTAGTAATGACCCAAAAAAAATATGGATTTTTTTTAAAAAAAATTTATCAAATAAATGTTATAACGAATTATGTTGGCTAAATGATAAATCATTTAATTCCAATATTAATAAAAATGTTGTTATAAATTCTTTATTTAGACCATTTTCACCTGAATCATGGAAATCTAAACCATATCAATGGTTATCTAGTAATGATATAATAAAAGTTATGAAACAATATGAAAAAAAATATAAAGATTTTGTTTTTATTGGCCCAAGCCCTATTGATTTTGATAAAAAAAAATTATTTGGAACATGCGTGTGGGAAAAATTATGTAAATTTGATATAAATACATATATTCAGACTAAATCAAAAATTGGAATAATTTTTAATACTGATCCGCATTATAAAAGTGGATCACATTGGATTGCTTTATTTATAAATATAAAAGAAAAATATATATTTTATTTTGATAGTAATGGTGATAAAATACCCAACGAAATTAAAATTTTAGTAGATAGAATAATAGAACAAGGTAATAAAATAAATATACAATTTAATTTTATCTCTAATGAAGGATTAGAACATCAATTAAAAGATGGTCAATGTGGTATGTATACATTATATTTCATAATTCAACTATTAACAAATAAAAAAACACCAAATTATTTTAAAAATAAAAGAATACCCGATGAAGTAATGAAAAAATATAGAATAAAATATTATAATAGTATATAATTTTTTAATTAATATATAATAATAATTAATTAAAAAATATACATCAATTTATTATTATATATGCAAACTATTTCAAGTATAAAAAATAAAGAAATGCTATGGAATATTTTATATGAAAAACAAATTTTTAATGGCATTTTAAATAGCGATTTAGAACAAGTGAAATCATTATTTGAAAATACAATAAGTGACACTATTAACAATCATATTATTGATATTAATAATAATAAAATAAATATTATTGATATTAATAAATTAATTTTAGAAAAAATTATTATTAATATAAAAAATTTAAAAAATCAAAAATTAGAAGGAAAAAGCGAGAAAGATAATTTTAAGAATGAAAAAATTAAAATATTTGATAGAGATTTAGATAATAAAATTAAATCATTTAATGCATCAATGAATATAAATAAACCCGAGGATATTAATTTTTTAGATGATTTAGATGAACCATTAGATAATGATGAAATGACAAATAAATTAAAACAAATTGAAAAAGAGAGAAATATTAACATGGTATTACTTGATACCCAATTAACAAATAATAACACTAATAACACTAATAACACTAATAACACTAATAACACTAATAACACTAATAACACTAATAACAATAATAATGATATAATAAATGATAATCTAAATAATAAGAATGAAAATGATAAAAATAATGAAAATTTAACAAATAAATTAAAAATAAATAAACAAATGTTAATAAATAATGAAGAAAATAATATAGAAAATAAAATAAATAAATTAGATGAAAAATTAAAAGATATTTATAATATTTTAAATGAAATATTATCAAATCAGCAAAAATTAATGCAATAAATTATATATAATAATATCTTATAATATAATTCTTAATTTTATAGCAAATTTATGATGGCACATTTCTGAATGTTACAGATACTCTCCTATCACGATAAATTTTATTATTATTAATAATATCATATTTTTTAGGCATCATTTCATGAGTCCATAGATACCTTGAATCACCAGACATAATATATAGTGAATTAGGTTTAACATACAAATCATGTGTTTTATCTTTGTTTTTAAAAGTCATAATAGCGCCGCTACCCAATGTAAAACATCCAATGACAGCACCATATTTTTTTACATCAATATGTTTACTAATACCCTGTCCAGATAAATAATTATTAACAATACATTGATTAAATTCATATTTATCATCAATAATATTTAATTGTATACAAATATCATGTAATATTTTTTTCAAATAAATCAAAAATGGAGGCATGTCATTTGTTTTAATATTAATATTATAAGTTTTATAATCATATTTATATCCGTAATGTTGTACTAATCTACTATTAGAATTACCGGATAACGGTAACCATACACATTCATCTAATTGTGATATAATATTCGGCATATTATCTTCTTTTAAGTCATCAATATAATACAATCCAGAAATATCATGTTCTTGAACTTCAATAGTATCATAATTATCCATAATTAGCAATTATAATTTAATAATATTATAATTCAATTTTATAATAATTCAATTTTATAATAATTCAATTTTATAATAATTCGATTTTATAATAAAATAAATCTATTATAATAGTAATTAATATTATTTAAAATTTTAATAATAATATTAATAATAATATTAATAGTTGCGTAATTTTTTTCTCTTTTTCTTTTTTCCTTGTGCTTTTTTACTTTCTCTAAGCTATCTACTTACTTGAATTTTTTATCTACTTTCTTGATATTTTTTACTGGATTGGCGTTTTTGTTTTACTGCATTTTTTAATAATTTCACAATTTCATTATCTCCTCTTGCCAATGCTATTTTAAGTGGTGTTGTTCCATCAATGTCTCTCGCTTCAATATTTGCGCCTTTTTCTATTAACAATTTTATCACGTTAAGGTGTTCCATTATTACGACTTTAAGGTATTCATTTTTTATGGATTTAAGATGTTCTATATCATGATGTAACCCATATAATGCATCATGTAGAGGTGTTGCTCCATCTTTGTTTTTTATATCAATATCTGCACCATATGTAAGTAGTAATTTTACAGTTTCCGGTTTTCCTATGTATGATGCTATATGTAGTGGTGACTCTGATTTAAAATTATTTTTCGCATTAATATCTACACCATTTTCAATTAACAATTTTAAGATCCCAATGTCTCCTCCCTGCCCTATAGCATAATCTAGTGGGGTATATCCATATTTGTCTTGTATTTCAATATTGGCGTCGTTTTCAAGTAACAATTTTACTACTCCTAGGTTTTTGCGTTTTGCAGTAGATGCTGTATGTAGTGGTGTGCATCCATATATGTCTCTTGCTGTAATATCTCCACCATTTTCTAGTAATAATTTGACAATATATAGGCGCCCATAATCACATGCTATATGTAGTAGTGTTTTTCCATCATTTTGTAGTATTTTAATATTTGCGCCCTTTTCTATTAATAATTTTACTATTTCAATATCTCCTTTTTCCACTGCTATATGAATTGGTGCATCTCCATTATAATCTAGTGCATTTATTTCAATAATGTTTTCGAGTAACATTTTTACTTCTTCAATATTTCCTTTTTTTATAGCAGGGTTTATGTCATAATGATTTTGGAATCTATCCTTTTGTTTTTCTCTTTCTTTTTTTTGAGTTATTTCATTTACAGGTATATTGTCATTTTCTTCTGCTCCAGCATCTATTAATAATTTTTGTATTTCTATGTATCCATTGTTTTTTGCTACTTTAAGGGGTGTATTTTTAGCAAAGTTTTTAACATTTAGATCTGCTCCCTTTTCTATTAATAATTTTACTATTTCAATATTCTTTTTTGATACTGCTATATGAATTGGTGTAGCACCTGATTCATTTTTATAATTTAAATCTGCTCCCTTTTCTATTAATAATTTTACTATTTCAATATTCTTTTTTAGAACAGCTATATGAAGTAATGATTTGCCTGAATTATCAATAAGATTTACATCTCCATAATTGTCTAATGCGAATTTTACTTTTCTTAAATTATCTGCTATTACTCCTTCTAATAATAATTCATTGCTTTGTAGTTTTAAAATATCAATTTTATTATAATGTTTATTTACTTCGTCTTGTAATTCAGAAGGAAGATTTGTATACAATTGTAATCGTCTACTATGTTGTCTAGTTGTTTTTCCTCTTGTTAAAGATTGTAATTTAGTAGCAGCGTTAAATTTTCTTGTAGAAATTCCTTTATTATAAGCATTTTGTAATGTTTTAACAGCTTCATTTTTTCTAGTTAATTTATTTCTGGCTAATGATTGTATTTTTTTAACAGATTTTACTTTTTCTAATTCTAATTGTGATTCTTTTAAAGATTTAATTTGTTTTTTTCTACTTTCACTAATAGTTCCAGCTTTTTTCTTATATTTTTTTCTTCTTGTTTTAATCATATAAATATGATATTATTAAATTTTTTTGAATCTTTAATTAAAATTAGTAAATTTCATAATAAAATAAGATTAATCATTTAAAACAACTTTATTTTTTCCATTTTCACTAACTAAATTTCCAATATGTATCAATTCGCCTTTTGTATATGCATCATAATCATATACTTTGTTAGTATCTTTATCAAGTGCATAATTAGTATTTCTAATTTTATATAATTTGATGGCAACTGATTTTTTATTAAGTTTCATAACCTTATCATTATCTTGTTTATTTATATCAGGAACATACATTAATTTATCATTGTTTGGATTACCAATAGTAAAACATGTAATTTTTTCTTTAGAATTAGATCTAGAATGTATTGAACAATCAATAGAAGATTTTTTTATATTATTTAATATTTCTTTATTTAATTCTTCTTTAATGCTAGATATTTCAAATAAAAATTCATCACTTGTAAGCACGCGTTTTTTATTTTTTTTACTAACATCATTTAATTTAATATCAATCGATAGAGTTTCCAATTGTTTTTCAGTAAATTTCATTAAATATAAAAATACTTCAACTGTTTGTAATTCTTTAGGTAATTCACTATGACTACATATTCGCTTAGCTCTACCTATAACTTGGGTATTTCTAACAGGATGCCAATATGGTTCAGTAATATGAACATATCTGACATTTTTTAAACTAATACCTTCGGCGCCAGACGAAGTAATCATTAATACTTTAATAACTTCACCATATAAATTATTAGGAGATATATTTTTTAGTTGTGTAACAATGTTAGAAGGAACTAATTTCCAGTTACTATTAAGAACATTTTTTATTATATCTCTTTCTTCGCTAGATTCATCACCACTATATGAAGCAAACATAGGTTTTCCAATATTTTCAGGATCAATATTGAAAGTATATTGACCAGTAGATGTTTTATTTAACTTAAATTCAACATAACCATTTTGTTTTAAAATTATTTTAAAAATACCAATACCTTCAAGTGTTTTAAACTGTGAATATATTAAATGGATACCTTTATTAGATGTATCTAATATATTATTTAACATGGTTAAAAATTTAGGACTATATGTATTTAATTTATCAATTGATAAATATTTTGCAGAATTAGATTCTAATTTTTTTAGAGCATCAATAATTCTAGATTGATATGAACTATCTTTAGCCTCATCTAATTTTTTACCAATATCATTTAGATCTTCTTGTTCTAGATTATTATCAAGATTATTAATTTTTTCATTAGCAGTAGTATTATCTAAAATATCTTCAGATATATTTTCAACTGTATCTACTGAATCTATAGCTGATTCGATAGTATCGTCTTTATTAGGCATTGGTCTTTTAATATCTGGTTTAGGAAAAACAAAATTACAAAATGCACGAGAGAAAATTCGATATGTAGAAACGCTATCACTATAAATATTATCATTTTGTAATTTATTTTTACTTTTTTTCATTTTATTATTTTTTTCAAGTTTTCTTTCTTGTATTCTGGCTTCTTGATATTGTGAAAATTGAAAATCGCTCATTGGTATTTCGAGAATATTAATATCTTCATCTTCAAATTTAGGCATAAGTTGTTCTTGTGCACTTCTAAAATAAGAAGTTAATCCAATAATACGCATTTTAAACATATCAGTATTTTTCATATTATTTTTAGAATCAATAAATAAATCTTTAAATGTATCAAAATTATCAGGTAATGATTTATATGGGGTGATAATAATATCATTATTAACAATTTGTATATTTTGTGAAGTAATAATTTGCAATAATTTATCTTTAAAATCATTAACATAAAATGTTTCAGAAGATAATTCTAATCTACTATAATCAGTATTACTAGATTTTATAAAACCATAAGGATTTTTAGTAATAATAAATTCTTTAGATAACGAATTAAATTCAATCGAATCAATATGAGACAATAAATTATTTTTTTTTAATAATTCATATAAATATTCTTGTGTAATAGTCTTGGATTTGCTATTTATTATTCTACCTGAATATGTGTATATATATCCTCTTAATATATTAAACATAATAGAAACTTCATTAGGATAATTAATTATTGGTGTTCCAGAAAGAAGTATAATTTTACAATTTTCAGCTTGCATTAAATAATCATACATTTTCATAGATAATGAAGATGGTTTAGATAATTTATTAACAATTCTACTAATAAAATTATGTGCTTCATCAATAATAATTACTTTATTAGAAAAAGGATTGATTGTATAATTATTGGTTAAAGATGTAAGATGACTATTTCTTAATCCGTTATAATTAATAAATTCATATTTATATGATATCATTAAATTAATTTGTTCGTTAATTTTTTGTTGAGTTTCAAAATCAAATGATTCATAATTAGGTTCTTTTTTAACATTAACAAACCAAGCTCCATTATTTTTTTTTATAATTTCTTCAGGTAGTTTTAAAATATAACTTAGACTTTTAAGTAATTCTGGTGATTTAGTAGTGTCAATAAATTCCCAATATTGATTTTTTTTATATAAATAATCACCACATTTTTTTAATTCGCCATAATAATTATCTCTTAATGATGCAGGTGTCATAACTAATATTTTTAAATTATTTTTTAGACCTTCCGCAATAGCAATAGAAGAACAGGTTTTACCTGAACCCAACCCATGATATAATAAAAGTCCTCTATATGGGGTATATATATTAATATAATCACGAACAATTTTTTGATGAATTAAAAGTGAAAATTCTTTTTTTATAGATTCATTACAATCTATTGATACTTTACCATCAATAATATCCTTCTCTTCTTGTAATAATTCTTCTTTATATGGTAAAAATAATTTATTTACAAAATTAATAAAATTCTCTCTATTGTATAAATAATAATTCGGTGCTTTAATTATAATTGTAGGTTCTACTTTCTTTAACCGATCTTTAATTATAGTGGTACCTATTTTCTCTTCAATATCTAATTCTAAATCATGTACAACTGTATATTCTTTTTTCTTACTAACTTTTACTTCAGATAAAGGTGATTTTTTTGGTACTTCAGTGGTAGTTTGATTAAAAGGTAATAATTTAATTATTTCATCGGTTTTTATTATTTCTGTAAAAATATTTTCTTCAACTTTATTGCTACTCTTTTGTGGTATATTTTTAGATAATTTATCAATATTAATGTCATATATTTTATTTTTATTAATAATACCAATATTATCACTTAATTTATTAATAAAATTTTCAGCATCAATAAGATTCTCTTGTGTTTTATCAATAATATTACTCAATTTATCTTCTTTATTTTTTTCAATAAAAAATTCTGTTTCTTTATATTTTTTTGGTAAAGGTTTTATTTTTAATTGATCAAATGTTTCATCCATATTTAGATATATATATATATAATTTAATACATTTAATTTATATATATATTTCCTAAATTTAATTTAATTATTTAATGAATTAAATAATTGTATAGCATTTTCACATGCTAATTGTTCTGCTTTTTTTTTTATTTTATGTTCTCCTTTACATACAAATACTAATAATTTCGGATTTTGTTCAAGTTTATTATGTATTTCTTTAAATGATTTTATTTCATTAAATGAAATAGAATTTTCTATATTGGCATTATGAATATTTTGACCAAATGATATATATAAACCCATAATATATGTTTTATCAATCTCATTTTCATTTTTATTTTGTAGTTCTACATAATCAGGTGTAATTTTAAATTCTTTTTGTATAATTACTTGTAATTTATTTTTATAATTATCATCGTTGGCAATTAAATTTGTCCAATCAACGTGCTTCTCAAAAACATATTCAATAAATATTTGTGCCATTTGAAATCCTGGACCACAATTGAATATATTCTTAAACCAACCATTTTCATCGTTTATATCAATACGATTATAATCAAGAAATATAGAACCAATAAATGCTTCGAATAAACATCCTAATTTTTTTAAATTTGTTCTAGTATTTTTTTCTTCGGCGTGTTTGGAAATAACATAAAATTTATGCAATCCCATTTCATATGCTAGTTTCCCAATGTGTTCATTTTTTACTAAAGCAATTTTTTTTTCTGTCATAAAACCCTCATCTGCTTTAGGAAATCTTTTGTATAAATAATACTTTGTAACTAGTTCTAACACTCCATCGCCTATAAATTCTAATCTTTCATTCGATTTACTTTTTAACGGTAAGCAATCATCTGGTTTTTCTACTATTATAATATTAGATTGTTCATTTTCTAATTTTGGACGTTTTATATATGAACGATGTATAAAAGCTCTTTTATACAAATCAATATTAAATGATTTAGCAAAAATACCATAATTATTTAAAATTTCTTGAATATCAGATTGTTGAATTTCTTTATTTACAGGATTATAAGGATTGAAAATTACTTCTTCTGTATTTGATATACTATTAATTTCTTGAATATCACTACCTTCACCAATTGATTCGTTGTCACTATTATTATCTTTTAAACATAAATTATTTATTTTCATATAATTTAATAAAATTGTTTATTTTTAAATAAATAAACAATTTTATTTTTAATTATATTAAAATTTATTATTATTATTATTATTATAAAAAAAAATATATTTTTATATTATAAATATGCCGAAAGGAGTAGCAGGATCAAGAATGATAGGTTCAAGTAGTAGATTTACAAATAGAACATGCGTATTAGGTAGTTTACCTGGTTTAGCGCCAACTACAAATATGAGACCTAATATTACCGGATTAGCTGGATATAAAGCTTATCCCATATCAAATAATATGTTCCGCATAACTCAGAGTGAAGTGAGTGGTAAGTCAGTCAAATCTCTACAGCTCGTAAGAAATGTAAGCGAATGTGGATTTAATAGAAATTGTAAAGATTCAAAAACATGCGTTACTAAAGTAAGTGCAAAAAATATAAAGTAAATATTTAGATTTTTCAGCATATTCTCTCTTATTTGTTATTTAAATATTTTAATATTTATATAATAATTATTTAAAACAATACTAAATAATTATTATAATTATTATAATAATTATATGATATTATATATTGATTGTAGAGAACCAAAAAATATAAAAGATTATTTAAATTATTTAAACTCAGATAATAAATATAAAATAGAAACAACCAATTTAGATATAGGAGATTATATAATATATGATGAAATTCAAAAAAAAAATTTAGTAATAATTGAGAGAAAAAGTTTAAATGATTTAGAATGTAGTATAAAAGATGGTAGATATACAGAAC